CCGGGGATTGCTCCCCCAGGGCGAATGGCCCTCCCTTGGTGGCTAATCTCACACCACCTTCCCAGCGACCTAGGTCGCTGAGATCCAACCGCACTTGATGTCGTAGGTGCGGGGCCTACCGGCACGCTCGAGGTGTCCCTCTTCGGATGGGTGTGATCCCCTCTTCAGAAAGAACTTCTGCAGAGCCCCCAGACCGTCAAGTCTAGACTTTGGCAATCTAGGCACGATTCTCCAGCCCCTTACTAAGGGCTTAAAGAGACGTGGGCACTCTCGCTCAGTGTCATAACCGAGAAAGGAGTACCGACCCAAGCAAGGAGACGTAGGGAGCACAGCGGGAAACTTAATCAGTTTCTCGATGAGCCCGTCTAGGTGTTTGGCAGTTTCCCACAGCCCTGCGAGGAAGAAGTTATTCCTCAGAGCGACGGTGGACACCAGCTCCTTAACGTGCCTTCGTGATTTCGGGAGCAACTCTCTAACGCGGACTATCGAAACGTCCTCGCCAGAAAAGTACTCCTTCCCGCAAGACTCTCTGAAATTACCCGTCCAGAAAGACTTTCGGCGATTCACCTTGAAGCCATAGGTCTCAAGGGACTCGATCACGAAGCTGGTCATCGTGTTGGGAACAATGATATCGTCCCCATACACACGCACGCTGTCAGCATAATCATCGAGATCACGCCGACGTAACGGACGGTTAAGCGCCTTCTCAATCCCGGTAAAGACACAGGTAAGAAAAACCAGTGTCTCAATCGGAAAGCAAGTCGCTGAACCCATAGACGCGAACTTGGCAAGGCGTATAGCCTTTCCACGTACATCAGCCTTCCTTGAGCGCGTAGCATCCAAAGCTCGTGAGAGCCAGGGGTGTCGCGCAGTAAGCTCACGTACAAGCTGATTCGAGACCCTGTCTGATGCCTCGGAGAGATCCAAGGTAGCAAGCTCGCCGTTAAGCGAGCCGCCGGCGGCCATCCTCTGATTAGGAGTCTGGTCCCCGAGAGACACGAATTTGGACAGGATGGGATCCTTGTCCAACCCGACACGTATAGCTTCGAGCAAACCTTGCTGCATAAATTGCATTGCAGTGGGTTCAATCGCAATGACACGTGGGGTCGAGAGCGTCTTAGGAACGAGAACCACCTTAACAGGTCGCTCTCTTCCAGGTTCGAGGATGTCAACACGGTCTAGCTCCCCCCAGTATCTAGCTGAGGGTAGGATGTGGTCCAAAGCCGGGAATAAAGATTCCAGTCTACTGGGCCACTCGACCTGGTCATACTTTCGATTGGCCAACAGGCCGTCGGCGGTGATTCCAGGTCCGTGCCGTGGAACGATTCTGCCACTGAAGACCAGAAGGTCAACAGCAGAAAACAGAGAGCTACACAGGAGCCGACCAACCCGCCCAAAGCGGCTAAGATCGGAGCCCAAGAGCCTTTGATCGTTCTTTCTGACATCCTGCTCACACTCCAGAAACCGGCGTAATGCTGCGTCCTCCCGTTTGGGAGAGCAGCGAACGCGAACCTTGCCAAACATCAGCGTTAGCTGGCGCACGGCCTGGATCGCGTCCACGCAGGGATCTGCGAGTAAGCATCCGTTATCGGAGAAAACACGACAAAGGAAACCCCTCAAAAAGCAGGGGAGACCCCTCGATCGCCGGAAACCGGCGAACGAGTCGGAGGCCACAAAGCCCTGATCAAGACTTTTTTCGAAGTCCGAGCAGAATTGTGGCAGGGCAATCGTTATAAACGAGAGCCCCTCGTGTTTACTGCGCTCGCGAAGCGTTTGTGCGTCGCGAGCCGTGCTGACCTGACACCAGTTCCCGACTTCTTCGGAAACCTTTGTCCATAGCATCAACAGGCTTTTCACGCTACCT